ACACAGACCGTATCGAGTCGCTTGAGGATGATAGATACAAGCCCTATCCCACCGATACAGTAAGCGGTTCTGTTGCAAGTTTTCCGGATGGCGCAGACAACATCCCTGTAAAATCCTGCATTGTGCAGATTGAGCCTGTGCAGGAAGGAAGCGGAGACCCGTCTCCTGATAATGTGCGCCCGATAAGCGGATGGACAGGGTGTGTAATCTCACACAGCGGCGCTGACACATCTAACCCTACCACCTACCCCATCACCTTCCCGTCTGAAGCAGGGACAGTATACGGGGGATATATTGACCCTATTAATGGGGAGTTGGTGGTGGATAGGTATTTTGCAAACGTCTCAAATGTTATCAATAAAAGCGCCGACGAGAGAGGCTATTTTTGGTATTGCACAGCCGGTAGCATAGGTATTCCTATTATCAAAGGAGTAAATGCGAAACTTATATCAAACCGTTTTGCACCGTTTTATAACGTAAGCGAAGGCGCTAACGATGGACTAATTACATTTTATGCAAATGGTATCATTCGGTGGAAAGAGCATGGCGAAATGACGCTTGCTGAGTACAAAGCATATTTGGCAGAGAATCCGTTTGAACTTTGCTACGAACTCGCCACTCCCATCCACTATCCCCTCACAGCCATCGACATAAAAACCCTGCTCGGGCAGAACAATCTGTGGGCTGATACAGGGGGTACGGAAGTCACCTACAGAGCCGATACTACTCTGTATATCAGCAAAAAAATCGCAGAAGCACTTGCATCACTGACATAAGGAGAAAAAACATATGAATGTTTATGAAATTTACAAGAATGTCATTGAAACAGGGGAGTTCTCCGTCAGTGGCATGGAAGAGCGCATTGAAACCGTCTATGCTTGCGGGAAAATCAGCAAGGAAGAAAGAGCCGAACTGCTCGACCTTGTATCCGATAAGGGAGACCACCTCGACAACGAAACCATCATGGACAGGCTTGCGGACATTGAAACACGGCTGTCCAACATCGAATCTTCCGGCGTGAAGGTGTGGGTCAGCGGAATGGTGACTGCCAAAGGACAGACAGTCATGTATGATGCGCTGAAACTCGGATCTATGCAGTATTGCCGTTACGATGGCGGTCGTGCATCCACATCGCTCAGACCGTGTAAGATTGACGGATGGAGCATCCTTGATTCCATTGGCGGCAAAGTAACTCACAGGTCGGTCAAGACGGATGATGGGGTTGTGATTGTGGAGGTGACGGAAGAGGTGAGCGAGTAATGGCACTCAGATATTGTTTTGAGGCTTCTCACGTCCCTGCAACACTTTCTGCGAGTAAGCGCAATGACCTTGCTGTTGTGGATACAGAGGGATACGAAAAATCCGTCCGTGAAGCCGTCAGGCGGGGCGTATACGTCTACGGATACTTGAACGTAGGGGCACTTGAAAAAGAGCGTCCCTACTATGAGAAATTCAAGCACCTGAGACTTGCCAGATATGACGGATGGAGCGGTGAATACTGGATTGACCCGACAGCCAAAGAGTGGCAAGACCATGTTATCAGCCTCGCAAAGCAGATAAAAGCGACCGGAGCAATCGGGCTGTATCTGGACAATACGGATATCTACTACATGCTCAAAGAGCAGGAAATCGAAAAGCAGTACAGCCGAAATCTGCCGACTGCGCAGGCGGTATACACGGCACTGTCGAACATGGTCCTGAAGATTAATGCTCTCGGCTTGATTGTGATGCCAAATGGTGGAGATACTTTTGTCAGGAAGTTTATCAGAGCACATCCGAACATCATCAAGACTGTCAATCAGGAAGGTGTCTTATATCAGGACGGAAAAAAGCAATCGGCAGAGGATACAAAGTATTACACGGAGTATCTCGACTGGTGCAGGAAAAAGGGTATCTACATTCGTGGAATTGAGTACCCGAAAACTAAAGCGCAGGCGGTACATGCACAGCTGTACTATAAGAAGCACAAGTGGCAGGGGATATACATTTCGTGGCACAAGGATTTAAGAGGTGATTAATGGACAGGCTTGAGCTTGTAATAGCCGTATCGGATGTAATGCTTAATCGATACGGGACAAAGGACACAAGGAAGAAAAAGCTAACTGCAAAGTACGGCAGTAAAGGGGCGCAGGAGATACAGAAGGAAGTTGATGTATGCGTCTCCAACAAGGCGGAAGCGAAGTATATTGCCGTTGCTTGCATAGACGGACATTATGGGCGTGGAAAAGCCCGCAGAAAGGCGCTTGGACGGCGCTACACGGCGGCACAGGACAGGATTGATTATATATACTCTATGCGCGGAAAGTCCGTTACAAGCGCCGCTAACCTTGTTATAAGCGGTATGTTTGATAAAGGCTCAGTGCGCAAGCTTCTCCTGACATTCTGCGGGTATGATGCGGAGAAAGTACAGGCGGAAGTTGACAGGATTCTTAGAACGAAATCAACCGCCCGGTTTTGCGTTTACCCCATATGGTTTTTTGAGGATGACGAATCGCTTTACGGAGACTGCACCGCAGTTTTGCAGTATGCAGACACCGGAGAAGTATCTCACTGTGTACTTATTGATACGGCACAGGCGGCGGCATCAAAAACGATTGTCCGCAAGCTGAAGGCTGTCGGGGTAAAAAAGATTGACGCTGTTGTAATATCCCACGCGCACGGTGACCATTACGGTGGACTCACCGCATTGCTCAAGTCTTTTCCTGTAACCCGCCTGTATCTTCCTGATTGCACGGAACTTGATAAGTATCAAAAATCTTATGGAAATGCTATCCGCAAGCAGGCAAAAAAGCTTGCAAACCATGTATACCTCAAACAGGGGAGCGCGTTTACCGTTGGCGATATTAAGTGCAACTGCATCTATCAAGCACCGGCAAACAAGCTGTCGGAACACGACAGCCACCATTTTGTCAACAACCAGTCCATCGTGCTTCGCTTTGACCTCGGCGGCATCATTTACCACACCGCGGGCGACCTGCAGAATGAGGGGAATAACCTGCTTATTAAAGCGGTTAAAAACCTCAAGGCGGACATTTTTAAATGCCAATGGCACGGGGATGCAAACGCCTGCAACGAAGCTATTTGCGAAGCTGTAGAGCCGCAAAACGCAACATGCGACTACCACCATGAGCCGGGGCGCTCAGGGCGAGGGACAACAAGAAAAAGGCTGTTGGCTGTCGGTGCGAAGTTTTATGACAACTACACATACGGAGATATATATTTCCGGATTCAGGGCGGCGCGATATCCGTCCAAACATCGAAAGGGTGATAGATATGGATGTTTTACAGGCGGTGTCAATCGCACTTATTTCCGGAGGGCTTGTCGGGTTTATCGAATTTCTCATCAGGCGCAGTGATGCAAAGAAGGATAAAAACAGCGAGATACTCAAGGCAATCAAAGATTTAGCTGACAAGATCACCGGCATCGAAGGCAGGATGGACAAGGAGAACGCAGACGAGGCCCGAAGGAACATTTTAGCGTTTGACGATGAATTGCGCAGGAAAGTAGACCACTCCGAAGAGTCATACAATCAGGTACTTGCTGATATAAAATTCTACCGTCATTATTGCCGGGAACACGATGAGTACGAGAACGACAAGGCCACAAGTGCGATCGCCCATATTCGGGAAACATATCAAGAAGTCAAAAACGCCAACAAGTTTATCTGACGGAGGTATACCACATGAAAGTCGAAATCATCACTCTTATTATCCGGCTTGCAATCGCTGTTATGACCGGAATCTGCATCCCTGCTTTTAAGCACTGGCTTGATGTAAAGGCAGAAAATGAAAAGTTTGCACAGATCAGGCAGACCGCTGAGACGGCCGTATATGCTGCAGAACAGCTTATGCGCAAGACAGATCCAACAGGCGAGGAGCGCAGGAAATACGCACACAGACTGATTTCAATGACTGCAAACCGTCTCGGCGTTGCGCTGACAGATGGCGAGATTGATTCTCTCATTCAGGCGGCAGTCAAGGAACTTAATTTCTTTACACATGAGGAGATTACAGATGAAGGTATGGATTCCTGACGTATCACAGCATCAAGGCAAAATCAACTGGGAAAAGTTGGCCGGAAAGATTCCAGGGGCTATCATCCGGATCGGTTACGGAGACGACCTCAAAGAGCAGGACGACATCTATGCCGCCTATAATATGGCTGAGTGCAGGCGGCTCGGCATCCCTTTTGCTGTCTACATTTACTCATACGCCAAGACAGCAAGTCAGGTTCGGTCGGAGATTGCGCACACAAAGAGGATGTGTGAGGGGTTTGAGCCTGTTTCGTACTGGCTTGACCTTGAAGAGCGCAGTAATACAGCCCTCTGGGGTCAAGCGGCGTACATGTGGAAAGAAGCGTTTGGCGACAAGGCAGGCGTGTACAGTTGGCAGTGGGGATTCGAGAAGCACGTAAAATCCGGCAGGCGTTGGATTGCGGCATATGGCCCGAACAACGGCAAGCGCAATGACTCATACAAGCCCACTATCAGCATGGACGCATGGCAGTTTACCTCAAAAGCGATCCTCTCCGGCATCCGTGGCTATGTGGATATGTCCGAGTGGTACGCTGATTTTGCCGGAGCACAGCCGATTGAAATCAAGCCACACAGGCGTGTGGTCACAAAGAAGGAAGTCGCCGCCCTCATTATGCGCCACCTGTGCACACACAATGCTCACGGCTACACGCAGGATATGCAGGGCAGGCAGGGAACAGGAACGGAAACCATCGAGATTTACGGCGTGCCGTACACTATTAAAGGCGGAGACCGTGACTGCGCTTCTGCGGTAATAAATGCATATGAAGCCGCCGGAATCTCCTGCGGTGGGGCAACCTACACCGGCAACATGCGTGAGCGCATGGTAAAATCAGGTAACTTTGCCGCAAGGAGCATGAGATTTATCGCCCAGATGGGGGACAGCTACCTCAACGATGATAGTCACACTGCAATGTGCTTGAGCGCTGAGCCGGATGTACTCATGGAATTTTCAATCAATGAGAAGGGCACAGTACTCGGCGGCAAGACTGGCGACCAGAAGCAGAAGGGCGAATATGATGAGACATACAGCAGGGGGGAAAGCCACCTGCGCATGTATTATGATTATCCATGGAACGGCATCCTGCAATGCATCAATGAAGAGATCGCTTTTGTTATAGAAGAGGACGGCACTATCAGCAAGCCCACAAAGGATGATGGCTACACAGCAACGGAGGTAAAGAATGTGGAAGTAACAGCACCTGAAAAAACCGATACTGATCTCGGCCTTGAAATCTGGGCGGACAAGTACGGCAAAAACGAAGCCAGAAAAAAGGCACTCGGCGCACGTTACAAGGCGGCACAGGCGGAAGCCGAACGGCTCAACAAGCTCCACATCTCGGAGTACATGAAAGAGCTGAAAGCCTACGAGAAGAAACACGGCGCACTATTTAAGTGAGCACCAACGGGAATTCCCGGTGCAAATAAAAGAGCCTCGGGGGATATACCCTCGGGGCTTGTTTTTGTGTCCGGTATTATCCGACATGCTCCAGACGGCTCTATATACTTACTACCGGACAAAATGCACTATAAATCTCTTGTCATTTCCGTACTCAATCCGCTCGATGATTCCGCGCCAGAACATGCGCTTTTCGGCATTGGAAAACGTAGCATATAAATCCCACAAATCAGGCCGGAGAAGCGCCCGCAAATCCTCCCCACGGCGTTCTGACTGTTCCTGTGATAATTTATCCAGTTCTGATAACAAACGCGCTCTGTCGGCCTTGTACGCGGTCAGGTCAATCAGTTCCTCAACATACAGATCTTTTAAGCGGTCAAGTTTCCGCTCAATCTTTTTTATCTTCGCGGTATTATCCGCACGCTTTTCCTCACCGATTTCGTATTGCAATTTGATATTAGGTATCTGCGCAATCAAATATTTTTCGACCGTGCTCTCTGCGATTGATTTGCTGTTGATACATGCGCGTGGCTTGCGGTTGTAATATCTTGCACAGCGGTATTGATGCTCCTCTGTCTGGCATGTTCCGCGGATACGCCTCCTGGTATTTCCGCCCATCGTCCCGCCACAATCCGCACAACGCAAGAGACCGGAAAAAATATATGTGTGCCGTTGATTCGCCTTGACGTTGATTCGGAGTTTTTTCTGCACGTCTTCCCATAACTCTTCCGGTACGATTGTGGGGCAAAAATCCTTTATGCCGGAATAGTGTTCGCCCTTGTACAGCGGGGATTGAAGCATTTTCTTAAATGACGGCTTACTTGTCGGCATTCCGTACTGCCCGCCGAACTCCCGCATAACTTCGTTAAGGTTTCCGCAGAGCGCATACCTCTCAAAAGCCTCGCGCACATGCGTGGCGTTATCATCCGGTATGAGATGCTTGTCCACGATCCGGAATCCCGCGGGGTGTGTGCCGGAGATGACTTCATGCTGAGTCAGCTTGTACCTCTGCACCTGCTTGATGCGCTGTGAAGTATTTTCGGCTTCGTACTGCGCAATGCTCATCATGGAGTTGACGATAAAGCGTCCCTGCGGTGTGGTAGTGTCGTAATTTTCCCAGATAGCAAGCCAGCCGACATGATAGCGGTCGAGAGTATCCATCATGTTGAGATAGTGCTTTATGCTTCGGTATAACCTGTCTAATTTGGTTATCAGGATAATGTCTATCCGGCCTGCCTCAACATCACGGAGAAGGCGCGAAAGTTCGTCACGGTCTGCGCGGGTGCCAGAGACTCCGTCATCCAGATACTCGCCCGCCACGATCATTCCATGCTCCTGTGCGTACTGCCGGAGTGCTTCGCGTTGTGCGGGGATGGAATCGCCTTCTCTGGCCTGCTCCGTGGACGATACACGCATATAGAGGGCGGCGCGGGTCATTCTGACACCTTATGCAGTGCTTCAAAATATGCACGCAATCTTTCTTCTCCAAATTTGTTTTTCAATCTATCAAAATCTTTTTCTAACTGGTCTATCGGTTCAAGTCCGAGCAAATAATCTCCCGTTACTCCAAGTACTCTTGCGAGTGCCTTAATTTTCAATACGTTCGGCTCTCTCTTTCCTAATTCCCAATTACTATAAGTTGTCACTGCAACACCAACAAGAGAAGCAATCTGCTCCTGTGTCATTCCTGCTTTTATGCGAGCGGATTTGAGATTTTTTCCAAATACATTTTCCATTTCAATATCCTCCCTTTGAAAACTATAATACATCTTTTTACTCGCTGTGAGTAGTCAGATAATTATAAAATTTGTCATTCTACTCATTTTGTGTAATTTGCACTTGACATATCGCCGAAATGGCGATATAGTTTTCACATGTTCGGTTCGCCGAAACGAAAAGTTACTCGATGGAATACGCCGAAAGGAGGAATTGAATGTTTAGAAACCTGAATGCAGAACAGGCTCGTTACGACCTGACTAATGAGCAGATGGCGGGCTTCCTTGGCATCACTCGCAAGACATACGAGACCAAGAAGGCAACCGGAAATTTCACGTTCCACGAAATCAAGAAGCTGTGCGACAGGTTCGGAGAGAGTTTTGATTACCTGTTCGAGACAGAGGAAGACAGGGCAAAGAAATGAGCATAATCATCGACAAAGAATTTCAGTCCCTCATTCCTCCGCTGTCTCCGGAAGAGTTTAAACAGCTTGAAGAAAACTGCGTGAAGGAAGGAATCAGGGACGCACTGATTGTATGGAAACAACCGGACGGAAACGACATTCTGATTGACGGACATAACCGATGGAATATTTCCGTCAAACATGGTGGGATTCCATTCCAAATAAAGCAGATGGATTTTCCGGACAGGAACGCCGTGAAGCTGTGGATTATCGACAATCAGATAGGACGGAGAAATCTAAACCTTTACGACAGAACAAATCTGGAAGACCAAAAGAGACACATAATCGCGGAACAGGCAAAAGAAAAACGGATTGAGGGAAATTCAAAGGGCGGTAAGTCGGACAAGAAATCTTGTCCTACTTCACAAACCAGACAGGAAAAACGCGAGAACTCCACCGATTACAAAATCGCCAAAGCCGCAGGAACGTCTGAGGATACCGTCCGCAAGGTTCGTGCAATTCGAGACAGCGGTGATCAAAAACTGATTAACGATGTACGGAGCGGAGAAACAACTATCAACCGTGCCTATCAGGTGGTCAAGGGAATCGACCCGATTAAAACCAAATCACCTGCACAGATGCACAAAGAACGCATTGACAAGGCACAGGAAGAGCATGAGCAATTCCAACAGCAGAAGGTCGTTGGATTTTCAGACATCTCAAAGGACAAGGAAAACCGCCGGACGCTCGCAAAAGAAATGTACAGGAAACTGATTTCTCTCGGTTCCAAAATCGAAGAAGTCAGCATCCAGAGCGAAGCCGGAGACATTGACCTGAAAGCGATTGGGAAAGAACTCACGCATGAAGAAAAGAAGATGCTGCTTGACATGATTGGAATCTGGAGACAGCAACTTACAAAGATAAGTCAGGAGGTGACAAGCAATTAACAGGGA